GCTTCATGCCTGTTGTGGTGATGCCCGATGAACGCGGGCAGCGTGTGATGAACCTGACGGAGGTGCTATGAAAGGGTATTGCAAAAATTGTTATTACTTCGAGAGAACAAGTGACAACATTCCAATATGCAACAAATACGAAATGATTGCATATTGGGCAGTAAAGAAACGATGTTTCAAACCAAAGGGGCATCTTTTGGTTTTCTATGTGTCGCTTGCCTGTTCGATAACATCAATAATCATCAGCATTCTGATAATGGCGGGTGTGCTATGAAAGTTACACAGATCATTGTTGACGAAGTGCCGGACAAGTGCGAGTATTGCTGGTTCTGCATATTTGACGGCGAGCATTCGGCGGACTGGTGCTTTGCGGTGGACAGGCACGTGCTTGATAACGGACGCCCGACCTACTGCCCACTGGTGAAAGAGGAAAAGAAATGAGCATCTTCTGGCTTGGCTTTGGATTAGGGGCGGCGGTTGCGTTCACGGTCGTGTTCGTTGGACTGTGCGTTCTGCTGGCAAGGGAGTTGAAATGACATTCATCAAGGCGATGCTGATATGGTTATCGTTATGCCCGATATTCTACAAGCGAAAGCGGTTCACGGCGACAACGCCTGAACAGCGCAATTATGACTGGACGCCCTACGTTGAGGGCGTCCACAATGTTGCTGTGGATCCACGCATATTGGAAGAATACGAGCAGGGAGATCTGCGCATGGTGGGGGGGACGGATTGATGGAAGTTTCAAAGATAGTCAGCGCGGATATGATCGCCTGCAAGCGCTGCGGGCATGAGATAGGCAAGATCATCGATAACACGTTGTGGCTGGTATCGGGGCTGCTGCTTTCCGAGGCGCATGGGGTATGTGCGCAGTGCGGGGAGGCATTCCACTACACGGTGACGGAAAGGCAGTTAAAAGCATTAATTGAGTTGGTGCTGAATGCCAGGAAAATGGTAGAATCGGAAAGGAGCGAGAGATGACCGTTAGAAAAGCCCGTGAGTTATCGAATGAGGAATTGATCAAGTTTTATAATGCGATTGCCGACGAGATATTATCGCGGGTTGGTAATGACACAATTCATCTGCAACATCAAAACAAAGACGGATATCCTTCATGTAAAAGCATTATATGTCCAAAGTGCGGAGTAAAGTTTCCGCTAATTACACAAAGACTTGCGGATATTGACAAGATAGTAGCAGAGAAAGTGAGTTGAGGTGGAAGAACTAAATGCAATGAAGTTTATTGGCGGACCCTTGCATGGCAAAAAGTTAGTGGTCAATGGTGGAGCGCGATATTTTGTGGTTTACGTTACCGCAACGAAAGGACTGCCGAGACAGGCAGATCGCAGGCTTTGGCCTCAATGTATCTATGAGCGCATAAAACTTGGTTCAGGTAAACAATATTTCAGGTTGAAGTCGGGGTATTTTGTACTTCAACGACAAGAAAGTTGCCATGGCCAATAATAGATTTTATATCTCATGTGAATTTCACCATTCGTCATTTATGTTCGCAAAGGATTGGGGCGAATATGTGTCAGTATATGTTGAGAAAGAAGATTTTGTAGATCGACCCCAGTCATTTGAAGAATGGCTAACAGAACATAGGTTTTGCAGCTTGAAGCTTACTACCGAACTTGATACAATAGGCAAAGAAGGTGGGCGGGCACGCGATATAGGTGATGAAATATTAGATAGCATACCCTATTAATCGTGTTATAATAAACAGACAACTGAATAGGGATTATCAGGATCAACCACCTGGTCACAGCTCAACAGAGCTTGATCGGTGGTTTTTTTGTTTAAGGAGCTGCATGGATTACAGCATACAAAATTATATTGACTTCAAACCAGAGTCTTTATGTCTGTGGACCTATGAGCGGATGTTGGTGAAAACATGGGTATTGTGGTCGCGCCGGAGCCAATAGCAGAATTCAACGCTTTCGTGGCAAGGGTGCAGACGCTGGCGGATGGCTCGCCGCGGGTTACTTTGGACATGTCGGAAGAGCGCATTGACCTGCTGACAACACTGGCCAGGACGCGCACAGATGGACAGATGATCACAGTACTGGTATTTGATGCTGAGTTATGGGAAAAGTACATAAAAGATACCAGAAAAGGCGCTTAAGGGCGCTTTAAGACGTTATTAGTTGCTATATGGACACTATTGATGATTTGCTTGAAGGATTGAACGTAGAAGAATCGCGCTATGTATTTGCGCGAGCTGATTCGTCAACCGATAAAGAGGCTTATTTGGGCATTGGACTATCAAGGACGTGGTTGACAAACCACGGCAAAGAAAGGCTAAATAAGATAGCAGCTGCACTCACCCAGGATGTTGAAAAGCTTGCATTGTACAAGTTTAGAAAAGCAGTGCCAAGGGCAACTGATGAGATCATAGACGAGCTTGAACACCGCGACGTGAAAATTCGCAATGCAGCTGCCACCCAGATCTGTGACCGGGTAATTGGCAAGCCACCCCAGAAGCAGGAGATCTCCGGCAAGGAAGGCGGTCCGGTGACGCTGCGCGTGGTCTATGACACGAAGGAAAGCCCCAAAGAATGAGCATGGATCCGGAATATCTTATTCACCTGGCTACACCTCACGAAAAGCAGAAGGCATTTATTGAGTGTGGCAAGAAGCGCATTGCCATATGTGCCGGGAGACGCGGTGGTAAAACGATAGGTTCGGCAACCCTGGCCGTCAAGAAATTCCTGGATGGAAGGCGCGTTCTATATGCAGCCCCGACTGAAGACCAGATCAGCTCATTCTGGTACGAAGTTAAACGTGCGCTTTACGAACCGATAGAAGCAAAGGTCCTTGAGAAGAATGAGACCATGCACACTATTGAACTTCCAAGGACAAAGCAGCGCATCCGGGCAAAGACAGCTTTCAATGCTGACACTTTACGCGGTGATTATGCAGATCTGCTTATACTGGACGAATTCCAATTGATGAATGAGGACGCATGGGAAGTTGTTGGTGCGCCTATGTTGGCTGACAATGATGGCGATGCTGTGTTTATTTATACACCGCCCAGCTTGAAAACAAGAACCTTCAGCAAGGCAAAGGACCCACGCCATGCGTCAAAAATGTTTAAGAAGGCCCAAGCAGATCAATCTGGACGCTGGGCAGCCTTCCACTTCACCAGCTTTGATAATCCATACATCAACCAGGACGCTTTGACTGAGCTTGCCGGTGACATGACCGCGCTGGCGTACCGGCAGGAGATTATGGCTGAGGATGTGGACGAAGCACCAGGCGCGTTATGGACCAGGGAGACAATCGAGCAGGCGCGGGTTGGCACCTACCCGGAGCTGGATTACATCGTGGTTGGTGTTGACCCCAGTGCGACATCAGGCGGTGATGAAGCTGGCATCATTGTGGCTGGCAGGGTGGATCAAAGTTTTTACATCATCGGCGATCATACCATCCAGGGAAGTCCGCTCACCTGGGCAGGCAAAGCGATAGATGCATTCACGCTGAACAAGGCAAACATCATCGTGGCGGAAAGTAACCAGGGCGGAGAGATGGTCACGCAGACGATCCACAATATTGACCGCGATGTACCGGTGAAGCTGGTGTTTGCCAGCCGCGGCAAGTCAACCAGGGCGGAGCCAATATCAGCGCTGTATGAGCGCGGGCTGGTGCACCATGTCGGGCAATTCTACGCACTTGAGGATGAGATGTGTATGTGGGTGCCAGGCGACAGGTCACCGAACAGGATGGATGCGCTTGTCTGGGCGCTGACAGAATTATCACGCGGATCTGGGACCAAACGGGTCGCATATTCGATTCAAGGATAGATCGGAGGAATTATGGATGATAGACAGTTGGCTTATGAAGCCATAACAGCAAAGTACCAGGATCACACGGACTGCTTTAACTATTACGATGGTGACCAGCCGATTGTGTTTGCATCGACCAAGCTGGCGGAGATCTTCAAGTCGAGCGTCAAGTTCACTGAGAACTGGTGCTCGGTGGTGATCGACTCGGTCAAGGAACGCATTGAGCTGAGCGGGTTCCAGGTGCCTGACGGGGCTGAGGAAAGCCTGGATGATATCTGGAATCGCAACCTGCTCGACCTGGAATCGGATGACCTGCACGAGGCGGCGCTGGTGACGGGTGAGGCATATCTCATTGTGCAGCAAAGCGAGGATGGCATTGACGTATTCTATAATGACCCGCGGCTGTGCCATGTGTTTTACGAGTCTGACAACCCGCGCAAGAAAAGGATGGCGGCCAAGATGTGGGTGGGCGATGATGGCAAATACCACATGACGCTTTATTATCCGGATCGCTTTGAGTTTTACATCAGCCAGAGCGATGCAGATAACGTGAGCGAAGCGGCCAACTTTGTGATGATCGAGAATGGCGTCATCCCCAACCAGGACGGCGTGATCCCGGTGTTTCACTTTGCACTGAGCAAGCGGGTGACCAAGAGCGACCTGGCGGATGTGATCCCACTGCAGAACGCGATCAACAAGATACTGACGGACATGATGGTGGTGGGTGATTATGGCTCATTCCCACAGCGCTACATCATCAGCAATGCTGAGGTGGGCAAGCTGAAGAATGCACCCAATGAGATCTGGGCGATACCATCCGGGGACGGGGTTGGGCAGCAGACCAGCGTCGGGCAATTCCAGGCGGCTGACCTGGGCAATTACCTGAAATCGATGAACCAGCTGGCGGGTGACATTAGCAGGATCACACGCACACCCAAACATTATTTCTTCTCTGAAGGCGGGGATCCATCTGGCGAGGCATTGATCGCAATGGAAGCACCGCTGAATCGCAAGGTCCAGGATAGGATTGAGCGTTTTGAACCGGTTTGGAAAGAGGCGATGTCCTATGCACTGCACCTGAGCGGGCATGAGGTGGATGTTGAGGATATCACGGTGGAATGGGAAACGGTGGAGACGGTCCAGCCCAGAACAGAGGCAGAGATCAGGACCTTCGCAGTGAATGCCGGGATCCCACTAATCACGGTTTTACGCGGTGAGGGTTGGAGTGATGAGCAGATCGCGCAGCTGCTGCAGGATCAAAAGCTGGCCAGTTCGCTGATGGCTGATACCCTGTTGGGACAATTTGAGAAAGGCCAGGCATAAATAATGCCATTGGATCACTTTGATGCCAATGTCTTGCGCGAGAAGGGATTGGCGCAGGATATACTGAAGAAAATCTATAACCAGGACATATCGCAAAACAGCGCCAAGAAATATATAGCCGGGATTCGTATGCACCTGGACCATAAAAGCAAGATAAAAGGCGAAGACCGGCCTGTTTCAGAAATGGAAGAGGTGGTGGTCAAGCAGGATGGTTCGCGCACCACGACCAGGATGCTGCTGCTTTCAGAGGACGACCAGCAGGACCCGACCCGCATCATGCAGTTGATGGGTTATGACCCGCTTCAATGGGTACTGGTGTCATGCAAGAGCCGGCGCAACTACTGGGATACGACCACAAAGCAGAAGGATGGCGAAGCGGTCAAGTCCACAAATCACGCGTTCATGGTAACGCTGACGGTCAAGCCAGTTCAGCAGATGGTAACGGTGGACATCATCAAGCGCGCGGTGTCCGGTATTGTGCCTGGCAACCTGCCAAAGTACAAATATACGCCGGGCGGATGTATGCTGGAACTGCCGATACTTGATTTCCACCTGGGCAAGCTGGCCTGGTCCGATGAAACAGGCGAGGATTACGACCTGAAGATTGCCGAAAAGCTGTACCGCGACACGGTGCTGGATATTCTGGGGCGGGTAAGATCCTATGGGCTGCAGGTAGAGCGTATTATCTACCCCATCGGGCAGGATTATTTCCATGTAGACACCGCGACCAACACGACCACTGGCGGCACACAGCTTGATGTTGATACGCGGTGGGAAAAGATGTTCGTCAAGGGCATCGAGCTGTTGACCTGGACGGTTGAGCAGCTGCGGAAGATCGCACCGGTTGAGTGCATGTACGTTGCCGGCAACCATGACAAGATGCTGTCATATTGCGCTACAGTGACCTTACAGGCTTATTACAGGGGCATTGATGGCGTGATGATAGATATATCACCCACACCGCGCAAATACGTGCATTATGGGCGCTGTTTGATCGGTTATTCACACGGCAAAGAAGAAGGCAAGCGCATATCGTATTTGATGCAGATTGAGCAGCCGGAAGCGTGGGGCGCGAGTGATTACCGCGAGTGGCACCTGGGCGACCTGCACCATGAGGAAGCGGCGGAGTTGGGCGGTATCGTGGTGCGCAGGGTTTCAGCGATAACCAGGACAGACGCCTGGCACGCTGAAAAAGGATTTGTTGGGTCCATTCACAAGGCGCAAGCCTTTGTGTGGGATAAGGAAAAAGGACTGCAGGACGTTATGAACTCAGTCGTGAAAGCATGAGCATATACGATGTTGTTGTTCGGTTTAAGAATGAGTTGAGAGATTTAACCGTCCAGGCGGCCAGTGACATGGTCCGGGCATACGGCAACATCTGGCAGCGGGTCAACACTGAAATAAACAACCTGGTCAAGCAATACTACAGCGACCCGCGTGACATCAGCGCACAGGCCTGGATGCAGGAGTTGGGCAGGTTGAAGATCCTGCAGCTGCAGGTCGAAAAAGAACTGAACACCTTCGCGGCAACTGCCAGTGCCAACATCGTTTACAACCAGCAGGAAGCGATCCGCATGGCAAGCAGCCAGGCGTTTGAGATGGTGGATTATGTGGCCAAGCAGGCCGGCTTGCAGATGGTCTGGAATCAAATGGACACCGACCGGCTTGAGCAGATGGTGGGGATGCTGCAATACGGATCACCGTTATCTAACATCCTTTATGGCTATGGCAAGGATGCAGGGAAAAGCATTGGCGATTCGATATTGACCGGTATTGGCATGGGGATTGGCCCGCGTGAGATCGCCAGGAACATTCGCACAGACATGGCAGGCGACCTGAGCCGGGCATTGAGAATTGCACGCACAGAAATTGTCAGGGCGTCACGGGAAGCATCACGGGAGATCTACAAGGCCAACCCGGATATTGTGGGTGGGTACATACGGCAAAGTGCACGGAGCGAACGAACATGCGCGGCTTGCTGGGCGCTGGACGGTGAGATCTATCCACTGGACGTGCCGCTGGATGACCACCCGAACGGGCTGTGCTACATGAAGCCATACCTGCCGGATGCGGCCGATAAATATGACCTGGACAACACCGGGATAAAAGCATTTGAGAAGCTGAGCGACGAGCAGAAACAGGCCATACTGGGACCGGTGAAGTACGAAGGGTACAAGCAAGGGCTGTTTGGCTTGAAAGACCTGGTCGGCCATACGCACAGTGATGACTTCGGCGATGGGATACAGGAAAAGAGCCTGGGCAGCCTGTTAGGTGATAAGGCAGCCATGGAATTAATAAAAGAAGTTCTGCATCCGGAAAAGGATGAGTAAGAAGATTTATAAAACCCTTGCATAATTTGCGAACTATTGTGCTATAATACTCTTACAACTGAATAGGGATTTCTGGAGTAACCGCCCAGACATGGTAACCGCGAGGGAACCCGTGTCTGGGCTTTTTTATTTTAACTTGCTTTTTGAAAGGAGCAAAACATGATCTTTGAAGCTGGAGTTTTATCAATTGTGATCGGATTCATGGTGCTGGCCAACAGGCTTGTGGCTGCCCTCATCACCCCGTTCTTCGACAAATACAGCTGGGATAAATTCCCATTGATGTACATTGCCTGGGTGATCGCGGGTGTGCTGGTGTTCCTGGCGAATATCAACCTGTTCGCGGCATTCATCCCGAACGAACTGATCGGCAAAATATTGACAGCGATCGTGGCCGGTGGTGGGTCCAATTTACTGCATGACCTGACGGACTCAGCACGGTTTGAGATCGAAGAGTAACTTATGAGCGAGCAGGCAGTCACCATCATCGTGACAGTTGTCAGTGCCCTGGGCGCTGGCGGGTTGGGGGCGGCGATTATCACAGCCATCACCCACCGCAAGGTCAGGGACGCTGAAGCCACAATGACACTGGCTGAGGGGTATGAGAAACGCCTGGCGAGGTTGACCGAGCGTGCGTGTCAACTCGAAGCGCGCATTGAAACACTTGAGGGGCTGGTTTCAACATTACGGGATTCATTATCGGAGCGCGAAACCATGATCGATAAACTGCAAAGTGAGAATGCAGAACTGCGCTTACAGGTTGACAAGTTGACCGCTGAGAGCGCGTGCAAGGAACGCAAGATCGTAGCCTTGCAGACCAGGATGCGCCACCTTGAGAAGTTGATCAAGGATATGGGGCTGAATATCAATGACGGTGAAGCCGATTCCTGATATGCAGGACGTCCTGGTGAAGTTAGTTGTAAAAGCCGTGCGCCTGGACATGCGTCTGGATGCACTGGAAAGGCGTGTTTCTGACATAGAAGACAGGGATGTCAATAATAAACAGGAATACGCAAGGTTAGTTAAGAGGCGGGGCGAGACACCCCGAAAGGAGTAATGGCGAGATGCCAGAAGATTTAAAGCAAGAAGAAAACGAACAGCCAACCCAAACATTTGAGGACTGGCTCAGTGAGCATGAGGACGTAAAGCCGCTGTATGAGGCGCACACCCAGGGACTGAAGAGCGCATTAGATACCGAGCGGGCAGCACGGAAGGACCTGGAAAAACAGTTGAGAGGACTGGCTAAAACGGCTGAAGCGGGAAGCGAAGCCCAGAAGCAACTGACCGAAACTGCCGATAAACTGGCGTCCATAGAGCGCCAGAACAAGTTTTACGATGCCGCACATGCTGCGGGCGTCAGGAATTTGAAACTCGCATGGATCGCTGCCCAGGAATTTATGGACGGTGACGGCGATGTCAAACTTGATGCCATGAAAAAGGCCTATCCAGAATTATTCACCTCACAACAAAGGGTGAACGTGAACGCTGGGGACGGGCTGCAGAATCAGCAAGCGCCGATGGACATGAACGCGATCATCCGGCGCGCAGCGGGCAGGCAGTGATCCTGCCGGGAGGTGGATATTGAGTTATCCAGAATTTAGAAAGTCAGAAACCGTTACCGTTGGGGCGGGTGCATCGTTATCAGGATCCTCAGGCAGTCTTGCCGGGCGGGTGCTGGTGGCGGTGATCACCGCGTCCACCTGGGATGCGGCGAAACTGTCATTCCAGGCCAGCCTTGACGGGACGAACTGGTTTGTTGTGACATACAAAGGTACTGAATACGAAACCGTTGCGGTAACCGCTGCGAAATACGTCGCACTGGACCCGGAGGTCTTTTACGGTGCCAAATACATCAAAGTGCAGTCGGGTATATCCACGTCTGCAACCAACCAGGTTGATGCGACCATTGTTACTTTGGTCAGTCGGCCTATCTAAAACATAAGTGAGGTTTTAACATGCCATACAATTCTTTAGTCGGACGAACCGATATTGATTCCATGGTCCCAGCTCCAGTTTCACAGGACGTTGTGAAACAGATCGTCGAGACCAATCCCCTGTTCAGCCTTGCCAAGCGCCTGCCTGATATGAGTTCTTACACTTATACCATGCCCGTGATGAGCGCGCTGGCATTGGGCTATTTCGTTTCCGGTGACACTGGTCTCAAACAGACCACCGAAGTCAACTGGGAAGACAAATACGTGACCGCCGAAGAGGTGGCCGTGATCGTTCCTATTCCTGAATCCGTGCTCAATGATTCAAACTTTGACATCTGGGCACAGGTCAAGCCGGAATTGATCGCTGCATTCAACACCACGATCGCCCGTGCTGTGTTCTACGGAACCAACATCCCGGCATCATGGACCACCAACCTGGGCGCGGCTGGTATTCTGGCCGGCTCAACTGCTGCAGGCCATACCCTGTCCCTGGCTGCGTATGCTGACGCATACGAAGCCATCCTGGGCGAGACCGCTGCCGGCGTTGATGGTATCTTCATGAGCGTTGAAGCTGACGGCTTTGCAGTCAACGGCAACATCGCCCACCAATCTGTGCGCGGTATCCTGCGCAACACCCGAGACAGCAATGGCAACCCGATCTTCTCAAAGGACGGCGCTGGCTATCTGCTCGACGGTTCACCGATCTACTTCCCGCTGGATGGTTCAGTGGTTGCAGGTTCAAGCCTGATGATCTCCGGGCAGTGGGACCAGCTGGTCTACTCGATCCGCCAGGATATGAGCTACAAGATCCTTGACCAGGCCGTGATCCAGGACGCCGGTGGCAACATCGTCTACAACCTGGCACAACAGGACATGGTTGCCCTGCGGGCTGTGATGCGCCTCGGTTTTGCACTGCCAAACCCGATCAACCGCGTCAACGGAACCGCTGCGACCCGGTTCCCATTCGCTGTCTTGACAGCCTAAAGTTGATTATGTGAGGATCTGCAAGGGTCCTCACATAACAACAAAAGTGAGGTAAATTATGGGATTTTATCCAAAGAAACAAAAGTCAACAGTTGATTTGCAAAATACCACTTACTTGAACGGCACTGCCATAACTTCGGATGCGGCAGAGCTTAACATCCTGGACGGGGTAACATCCGCTGCACATGACCTGAACCTACTGGATTCAAGCCAGCAGACTCTTGTAGCTGACGGCCCGATCACTGTAAAGAACGGGATTTGCAAGATCGCCAAGACCGTTGAAGGCGTTGTGGCTGCTACATTGGCTGACCCAACCGATATCACAGATGACCTGAAGCATCTGATCATCATATCTGGCCAGGCACAGGCCAACACGGTTACATCTGCCAGTTCGTTCGGTGGCGGTGGTGCTGGTGAGGACGTGATAACGTTCTCGGGCGCCATTGGCGACTCGGTCGAATTGATCGCTTGGGGTGGCAAGTGGTACATCATCG